GCAGGAAGAACACAGCAAAGAGGTTACTCGCCAGATCAAGGAGCTTCTCGATAAACAGGATCTTGTAAACGAGTATCTAAGAATCGAGAAGGAAAAGGACGCCGAAAAGGAAGAAGAGGCGCTTTTGATGCTTATTGCCCTGTCTAGGTAATAGGTATACTATTCAAGAGCCCACTTGCGGGGGTATGTCCGCATGATTATCGGAAACGATGAATACTGAAACTCAAGTCCCTACTGGCGAAGAGACTCAAAACCCACCGCCAGAGTCCGAAGTAAAGCCTGTTCCGGAGCAGGACGCGACGCCAGACGCGGAAAATTCAGGTGATGTAAAGCCAGATCCTCAGACGATTGAACTGAAGCGTCTTGAAAGAGAGCTTCGGAAGGCTCAGCGGAATAACGCGAGGCTGTATCAAGAGTTGGGGGCTGCGCGAGAACAAACAAAGGCACCGCAGGAAGAGCCGAAGCAGCAGGAACCTGATGTAAATGCAAGGGCGGAGCAGATCGCAGAGACGAAGTTATTCGCTCAGACTGCCGAGCGCATTGTGGGTGAAGGCAAGAAAGCCAACCCTGATTTCATCGAGAAACTGAAAGACCTCGCCGCAGAAGTTGGCGAATTCGTGAAACCGAATGGTCTCCCCAGTGATTTCATGAGAGCAGTATTGGACGTGTCCGACAAACCCACGGAACTCTTGTACTACCTTGGGAAGAATCCTGACATTGCCGAGGAGCTTTCTGATCTGCCGGTAACGAAACTGGCGGCGCGACTGGACCGAATCGAAAGAAGTCTGGCCGAGCCACAACCGAAACAAAGCTCTGCCCCAAAACCGCTGGAACCTGTAAAGCCACGAGCCAAAACATCCGATCTTCCAAGTGACGATGATTCTCCTGACGAGTGGATGAAAAAGGAATACGCGCGGATGAAGGCCAAAGGACTCTTAAGTGGCTAATACCCTACTCACCCCCACGCAGGTACTGCGCAAGGCGGGCCAAATCTTTCACCAGAAACTCAACTTCATTGGAAGCATCGATCGTCAGTACGACGATTCGTTCGCTCAACGCGGCGCGAAGATCGGCGACACGCTGAAGATTCGCCTCGCTAACGAGCACACCGTTCGTACCGGCATCAATATGGGCGCCCAAGACACCACGGAAACCAGCGTCGATCTGACGATGGCGACCATCAAGGGTGTCGATCTGTACTTTACGTCCGAAGAGCTGACGCTGGACATCGACGACTTCTCGGCTCGCCACATCGAGCCGGCAATGACTCGACTGGCCGCGAACGTCGAAGCTGATGCTCTGAATATGTACAAGGACGTGTACAACCTGTACGACGGTGACGCAGCTGCGTTTGCTTTCGCCTCTGTGACGGCGGCTCGTGAACGGCTGAACTCAACTCTCACCCCGCCGAGTCCGAGAACGCTGCTGCTCAACAGCACGCATGCGACCAAGTACCTCAACGACACCAAGGGGCTGTTCCACTCCAGCGAAGCAATCTCGACGCAGTATCGTCAAGGCAAGATCGGCCAGGTGGCGGGTTTCGAGAACATCTACGAAAACACGCTGCTGGTTCCGCACACCACTGGAACGGCGGTCAAGGCCACGACCTACACGGTCAACGGCGCCGTGACGACCAACGGTGCTACGACCGTGACTGTCCAGACTGGTACGACGACCTTCAAGAAGGGCGATGTTTTCACGGTGGCTGATTGCAATCGTGTTCACCCCGAGTCGAAGGCCGATACCGGTGTGGCGCAGCAGTTTGTGGTTACTGCTGACTACGCAGGTGGCGCTGGTGACGTTAGTTTCTCTCCGGCCATCTACACGTCTGGTGGGAAGCAAAATGTCGTGGCCGCTGGTATGGGCAACGGCAAGGCGATCACCAAGGTCGGCGCGGCTGCGAGCGAAACCCTCGTCCAGTCCATGGCGTATGCGAAGAATGCCTTTGCTTTCGTGACGGCCGATCTCCCGCTGCCTCAAGGGGTTGACTGGGCAAAGACCGAAACGATCGACGGTGTTCGCATGTCGATGGTTCGGGACTTCCAGATCAGCGACCGCTCGTTCCCGTGCCGGATTGACATCTTGTACGGCTACAAGACTGTGTATCCGCAGTCTGCTGTTCGTATCCATAACGACGCCTGATAGGAGATATCCATGGCTTTTGCACACGTCGTTGACTTCGGTAATACCGATGGGACCACTTTTGGCAAAGACACCAGCGCGAAGATCAGCTTCTACGGGGTGACTCCGGTTGCCCAGCGGGCGGCTGCGAATCAAGCTGCGAGCGTTGTCTCTGCCAACTCCTACATCAGCGTAACCTCCAACCTCGCCGCGTTCTGCGCTGAGGTTGCCGCTACGTTGACTGCCCTTGGGGCGTGGAAGGGTTCCGCTTAAGTGAGAACGGTCCTTATTGCCGGTTGCGGTGAAGAAGGCCGGCAATGGGCCGAACAAGGGTGGTCCGTGGTGAGACTAGACATCGATCCACGGACTAATCCTGATATCGTTGGAAGCATGACCGATCTTGGGGATATTGGTCCTTTCGAGGCGGTTGCGTGCAACAACGCGCTAGAGCATTTGTACCCTCATGAGGTAACCAAGGCCCTTAGTGAGTTCAAGCGCGTATTGAAGCCTGGAGGGATCGTTGTCATTCAGGTTCCTGATCTTCAGGACGTGAAAGCAACCGAGGATCTTCTGCCGGAGATCGGAATGAGTGGTTTGCACCTTATGTACGGAGATCCAGGCAAACTGGAGGAGTTTCCGTACATGGCGCACCATAGCGGGTTTGTAGAGGAAAGCCTCAGACGCGTGATGGAGCAGTCTGGTTTTTCTGTGCAGACAAAAAGACTGTCCTGCTATCAATTGATGGGGATCGGCACCAATGAGCATGTACGGGTTTGACGACGAAGACAGGCCTCTTGATCGAAAGAAAAAGGTTGTCTTCTGCGTCCCAATCCTGAAAAGACCGTACCCGAAGTTCATTGAATCTCTTGAGAACTCCATCCCTGTCATCAAAGATGCCGGATGGGACGAAGCCCTAGCTCAAGAGATAGACAACCCATACATCAGCGGGGCAAGAGCAAAAATGCTCCGAAAGGCTCTGGACAATCAAGCGGACGTGATCGTCTTCCTTGATTACGACCTTGAGTGGAAGCCGGAGAGTCTTCTGAAACTCATCAATACCGAAGGCGACGTGATCGCCGGAACGTATCGATGCAAGATTGACGAAGAGCAATACATGGGGGCTGTCTATTCAAACGCAGATGGAACTCCCGTAGTCCGTGAGGATGGGTGCATCAAGGCATCCGTAGCTCCTGCTGGGTTTCTGAAAGTCACCAAAGAAGCGGTAGACACGTTCATGACCGCATACCCAGAACTCTGCTACGGGCCGAAATATCACCAGAGCGTTGACCTATTCAACCATGGAGCCCACGACAGGCTTTGGTGGGGTGAGGACTACGCGTTCTGTCGTCGGTGGAGAGAGAAATGTGGCGACCTATGGATCATGCCGGACCTTCCTATAACACACTGGAAGGGGGAGAGTAGATACCATGGGAATTTCCACGAATTCCTTCTAAGGCAACCGGGCGGATCAAAAGATGGCGACCGCGCTTGAAATTATTGAATCTGCAATGGGCAAACTGGGCCTGATCGGTCCGGGAGAAACCGTTGCCGCCGAAGACGCTGACGTATGCCTCAACAGGCTCAACGCTCTAGTTGATAGTTGGGAGTCTGACAACCTGTTCGCGTACACCACGACGGACACGGTATTCACTCTACCGGCTAATACTACATCGAGAACGATTGGTTCTGCAATGCAGATCAACGTGGCTCGCCCGACAAGAATTCTCAGGGGCTCTTTTGTCAGGATAGACAACACCGACTACAGGCTGACCCCAGTTACAGAGGCTGAGTACAACGACATCTCCCTCAAGAGCACCATTGCGTCTCTAGTCCCGTCCATCTGTTTCTACGATGGAGGTATGCCGACTGGGAATGTGTACTTCTGGCCTACCGCATCGAGCGCTGTTGAGGTTCATCTCATTACCCCAGAAGACGGTGGGGCGGCAACCGACTTGACAACTAGCTACGTCATGCCGAAGGGCTACCAAAGGGCCCTTGAGTACAACCTCGCCATAGAGATCGCCCCTGATTTCAATCAGGAGCCGACCAAGATGCTCATCGGCGCTGCGGCAAATGCCAAGAGAGCGCTGAAGAGAACAAACGCAAGAGTCCCTCAGTTGGATATGGACAGTATAGGAACCGGAAGATACTCATCTGAGGAGATAGTTGCTGGGCGCCATCTGCTATGAAAGATTTCCCGTTCCTCGGCCCGGCCTACCAAAACCGCAGCGACAACTACTCGTCGTCTCGGATGGTGAATATGTACCTAGAAAAAGGCCAAGGAAAGAAACCTTGGGTGATGATCGGGACTCCTGGTTTGACAACGCCAGCCTTC